TCCCACGCTTTCATATAATACTTCTCTTTTTCAAAATCAGGTACAAGACTCTTAACAGTGTATGCCGCAGATTCAAATGTATCTGTCACACTCTGAATTGGATCAATACCTTGTGTAGAATTAGATACAAGAGAAGACGATGCCGTAGGCGGAATAGCAGATAATGCCATATTCCTCATACCATATTCAGCGATATCTTTTCTTAACCCTTCCCAATCACATAGCAGTTTATTATCTACGATATTATCCACGTTCTTGTTGTAAGTGTCAACAGGTAATTTGCCTTTCGAGTACTCTGATCTATCAAAGTACTCACATCTCCCACGTTCTTTAGCTAATTCCATTGAAGCTTTGATTAGACCATATTGGAATCTCTCTGCCCATCTATGTGCAAGCTCTTTCGACTTTACTGTACCAAGTCTTGCTTCATGCTTCGCAAGAAAATGAGCAAAATCTGAAATACCAATACCTAAGAATCTATATCCTTTTGTAGGCCACTTTGCAGCATCCATTGGATATTCTTGAATATCAATCAAGTTGTCTAGGAAACGAACCATCAATCTTGTAAGAATGTCCATACGTGTAATCGAGGCTAATTTCCCGAAGTTAATACAACCTAAAATACACAAACTAATCTGACCATTATTTGTATCATAGTCACGAATGTTTTCAAAGTCAGTATTCTTCAATCCATCAAACTTCATAGGGGTTGTTGGTAAGAATATTTCTGAACAGAGGTTGGTTTGTGTTACAGGTTCACTAAACATGCCCTGATTATTAATATTATCAATAAAGTGAATGTAGATACGGCCTGTTCCAACTCGTTCTTTTACCAGTTTATTGAAAATATCCATCGCGGGAAGTTTAGTCTTGCGAATACCTCTCTTGCTTTCGTATTTGATATATGCTTCGTTAAACCTCTCTGTGTCGCCATAATGTTCAAATAACTCTGGAACATCCTCAGAAGAGAATAATGTGAATTCTTCTTTTTTCATCATTCTCTCAATAAAAATTGAAGGCATACCGATTGTATAATCAATGAATCTTGCTCGTGTAGTGTTAGAGCCTTGGTTATTCTTATACTCCAAGATATCCATAATCTCCCAATTGAAGATTGGATAATTCACAACAGTAGCACCACTTCTTAAACTGTTTTGAGTAAACTGTTTTGATACTGCTTCTACAGCTTTTAGAATTGGTAAAGCTCCAGTATGCTTAACAGTACTATTCTTAACAGGGGCAAGTATACCTCTAACAGGACCCATATCAACACCGATACCTGCTCTTCGTGCCGTCATAAGGGACAAAGAGTACTCTGAACTTAGTATAGACTCAGCTGTATCTCCCACCTTAATCTTACAACAAGAAGAGAACATTTTAAGTTGTGTTCTCACTCCGGAGATAATAGGAGTGGGAAGGGATACTTCGTCATTCTTTAATGCATTATAGAAGTCAATGATAAGTCGTCTTCTATTCTGTTCTTCTGCAAAGATAACCATTGGAATGATCATGAATGTCTCTTGAGGCATTTCTAATAGTTGATCATTCTTTGCATCTTTAATCAAGTACTTCGATTCCATCTGAACAATGGAAGCATAACCTCTATTGAAGTCATTATCGTAGTCTAGGAATGTACCGAACTCTTCGATCTCGTCTTCTGTATACGCATTCAGAATGTCAGGAGAATATAGCTTGCTCTTTACATTACGCTTAATATAATCCAAGAAAGGAATAGCATCATTCTGTCCATATACCTCTTTTCTCATGTGAGATATCAATAGACGACCAGCATATATGTCATAATCTGGTTCATGAGGACCAATCTTTTCCGCAGCAGACTTTACAAGTGTCTGTTGAATATCAACTGTCGAAATCTTATTGACTAGTTTGATATGGGCGTTAAGTGCTGTATCAGATACAGATACATTCAAACCATCAGAACATATATCCAATACTTCATGGATCTTATCATAATTTAAGGGCTCTAACGATCCATCCCTTTTTTTAACGTGAATGTCAGACATCACACCTCCAATTCAAGTGTTTAATATAGCAATATTATACTGGATGTTGACTAAAAAGTCAACTGATATTTTGCTTGGTTACAAAGATATTCTCTTGTGTATTATATATAGCGATACCAGCAAAAGTATCCACTACATTTCCTAAGTTTATTATTGACCCCTTAGGATGGTCTTCATTTACATCTTCTGACAGTATGTAAGCACCTGGCCACTCAGTCAGCTCATTAGACTCAGATAAATCAGTTGATGTATCAACACCTAGTTCATCTAAGGCCTTAATGATAGCATTTTCCGACATACCAGTTTCTTCTCTCAGTAGATATAGAGCTGCAGCATATGAAGCAATCTTAGATCGTCCAAATGGAACCTTTTCCATGATTCTCTTGATATTAAATACAAGACGATGAAAAGTTGTAAACGCATTCCTTTGTTCAGCAGTGGTCAAGTCCTTAGCTCTAATAAGGTTCTTTCCATTATCATCAATGATACCCAATTCATACGCATCCATATCCTTCCAATCAGTGACTAGCGTCTTGATGAAACGATATGTATAATATAAATCAGCTGCTCTTGATATTGACATTTACAATTCTCGTAATATGTTTACAATTGTGGAGTCTAACGGGACATCCACATATTCGTCTTCTGGTAAGTAGTTTAGATAAACTAAGAATGTTTTTATTACACTCTTTAATGGACACTCTGTGTTCAACATCAACATTCTTGCTGTGTTGTCAGGTCCTAATACATTACCAAGGATGATTATATGGTTTAGGATCAATCGTTCCTTCAAATCATCATCCCTATAATATCTATTAACCAAACGGTTAATATATTTGAAACGAGCTATGTCAGATTTAAACTCCTCTGTAGTAGCCCATCTACTCTTTTGATAATGTTTCGATGCGTATAGCTCGAAATTATCCTTTGTTAACTCCATCATATAATTTCCGTTTTAGGTTGGCCCAAATGCCATCTTTCTTAGGCGTTAGCTTTTCTTTGACTTTTTTTTTACGCTCTTCTTAACACCATTAAACTCATCACATTCAGCCTTTGATAACTTCATCACTAGCATTGCAGCCCCGTTTTTATCAAATAAGCCCTTTTCAGTAGCAACTGCGGCCGCATATGGACCTTCTTTCTTAAACTTCATGTTTACTCCTTACAGATATCGGAGATCCATACATTTTTGATCTCACCGTTTAAATCAACCACTTCGACGTGATTAGTACATAGTTTATGTATTGTAACTTTTTCTCTTGTTTCAACAATTACTGCAGAATCACCTATATTAAATAAGTTACCTTCAATATACTTCTCTCTTATATATGAAGCTCTTTTAAGCTTCAAATCCTTTCTAAAAGAATGAGACTCTTTTAATCCCATTCCTGATCTAACTGCATTCATTAGACCTTTAATGTCCTTAAATCCTTTAGGCATTCCCTTTGTGAATGTAACAAGATCGTTATCCTTTGCTGCAGCTCTTAGTTTAGATGCGGACATACCTGATACATCATCAGCATCCGGATCTCTTTCACCAGCAGAAACAACCTTTATTCCCCCATCAAAATCATAGAATCCATGACGAGCCTTAACACCATTATATTTATTCAAACTTGTATCAAATTCATTTACTCTATCAGAACCGACCACAATAATAGCCTTCTTAAATCCATCATCATATGCCTTAACAAGGATATCGAAGAATGTTCTAACTCCCTTATCAAGAATAATAGATCTTGCATGTTTAGGGAACATTTTACGCATATATTTGATTTTGTCAACATATGGTAGTGGATTTTTCTTTGCATCAGAGGATTGTGATGCATATACACGATATGTTGCTCCTTTAGCAACAGATGATACTTTATTAAGGAGTTTCTCGTGGCCATTGGTGGGAGGGTTAAAACGGCCAAAAGAAACTACAACTGTTTCGGATGCAGCTTCAGATAGATAGTGTTCCTTAAAACTATGAATCATCATTTGCCTCGTGCCTTCTTAACGCGCTCTTGATCATCCTTCTTAACTCTAGACTTCAACTTCTTAGCAAGTTTCTTGATCATACCTTTCTTTTTATCAAGCTTCTTCTCAAGAGATTTACGCTGGGCGAATGACATATCCTTTTTATCCTTACCCTTAGTAAGTTTCTTCGCTACCATATCACGAGCTTTCTTACTAGCAGTCTTCTTTAGCTTCTCAGGATTTTTTAACTTCTTAGCAGCTTTCTTCTTGCCAATCTTGATTTTAGCTTTTGCCCGCTTCATAGCCTGCTTTTTCTTATTACGAGCTCTTGCATCTAAAGCTTCGTCAAATTCTTTATCCTCTTGCATCTGATTCCCATCCCTTAATTATGTCTTTACTAAAGTTGTTGTATGAGAATTCCATACGATCAACTATTTTTAATGCACCATTTGTAAGGTGGTCAATAGCAACATATCCTTCGGCACCTGTTACTCTAAAACCATCTTTAGTCTTTACAAAGGTATTTATACTATCAATTTTATTGAGATGAGTAAGTAATTTTCTCTTTGCATACACCAACTCGTTCTGCATATCAAACATATACACAAGGTTTTTGAGGTTGTCTTTAGAGAACCATGCTAATGCAACAGCTTTCTTCTCAGCTTTATTAGCCTTTCCTCTATCTGATTTCAACTTAGCAATCTCTTTATCATATCGATCATGAATCCACCTAATAAGCTCCTTCGCGTGTTTCTTAGTGTCTTTAATCTCTGATTGGGCTCTCACCTTTGTATTTCTAAATGTGTTAATAAACAGGTTAATCTCTTTATTATCTGCTACATCTTTAAGAGTAGAAGACTTAATCTTGTTGAATAATTTACCAGCGTTTGAAATGTGCTTTGTAATCTCTTCTGTCTCTTTTTTAGTAAGTGTAGCATTTGGCACATCTGGTAGATCAGCACTCTTTTGCCATACAGATGAAACGTTTTTAAAGTCTGTTAATTTGACACCAAATTGAGCATTCATTGATTCAAATGAACCACCAACATATTTGGTATGCCAAACCATACCAATCTTTGCTTTTAGGATATCTTTAGCATCTTCAACAGGTACAGCATACACAATAGTATTAGGATGAAAAGTAACATATTTTTGCCCATCAACAGTTTCTTTCTTTAAATCAGATTGGGTGAACATCATGTCCCCTTGATACACACCTGACTTAATCCCTAGTTTTCTTAACTCTGTGAATGCAATCTTCAGCTTGTCAGCTAGCTCTCCAGAAGTATCAGCATCAATTTCTGCATGTGACTTATATACTTTTGGATTCTTATTGAAGATACCTTTCTTAGCGACAAAGAACATACCATCAGAAGGATCAATACCCACAAATACTGCAGGAGCTCCGTCCCATTTAACAGTTACTTGTTTTGTATCATTTGTATGACCAGCAAGCATATTACGAAGATCACGAAGAGCATTAATAGCAGATCTAGTACCATTCACGCCACCATCAATCACCATATCTTCGATATGGATCATGTGAGTGTTCTTTGCCTCTTCTAGGTATTTTTTAAACTTCATTATTTATCCAGGGAATAGAGTAGAGAATGAAGCCTTAAACACTCCACCATTAATAGCGAATGTTCCTTTCTTTGATAGAGTCTTAGTATCTGATTGCATGTTTTTGAAATCAATGTAGTGGAACCAAACATCAGTTGGATCACTATCCTTTAAGTTAGCAATATACCCTTTATCACCTGGTTTATCACCAATAGACACATCAATTAGTCTCTTCATAAGACCTACTGCAATACTCTCTGGATCATTAATCTTTGAACCATATCCTAGTTTCTTTAAGCTCTTTTCAAAGTCATCAACTGTCTTCTTCATATCCTTAAATATCTTGAAGTTTAGTAGATCTTTGTTGTTCTTAAACAACAAAGATAGTTCAATGAACTTTTCTGAAGCTTCTAATACATCAGGGTATTTAAATGACAGCTCACCTTTAAATGATTGATTACCTTTTGTATTATCCTTTGCAAATGCTTGGAATAGATTAGAGATACCAAATAGAGTATTCAACAACGCTCTAAAGTCTCTTCTGTCTTGGAATCGTCCTAGAGAAATAGGATCATGTTTAGGATAGGCCTTTACCTCAACTGCTTTCTTGTCAATTCTTAAATCAGGTTCAGTGCCGCCTCTAGTTTCCTTCGCTCTGCCGTTAAACAACCAGTATAATGAAATCTCACCATTACCTACTGTCTTGTCTGGTGCTTCTTTAAACAGTTTAACAAATGTCTTTTTATCCTTAGGATGAATCTTTAACTGAAAGCTCTTCTTAGGAATATTGTATTTCCCATGAACCTTCTTTTCTTCGTCAGTCAGCTTCTCATCAATAATAGCTTGGAAACTACTATTTGCCGCCTCGTTTAAAATGTATCCACTGAATGAATTAATCATAATGCCCTCTTAACTGTGTCTTGTTCTCTTGTCTAACACCTTTCTAAACTCTTTAGGTGATATTCCAATAATTCTTGCTGCTTTATCAATTGCTAATCCTTTTGGATTAGTAATCCAAATACCTGCAGATTGATATGCCCCAGGATTCTTTTCATAATCCCTTATCATCTGATGATATACCTTTATAGCTTGTTTATATTTATTACTATGGACAGCTCTTTTAATAGCATGAGTCCACTTCTTAGGAATAACAATATCTCGAATGGCCTTGGTTAGTTCCCCTTCATTATACTGTCTAAATGATCTCATAAGTCTTCTGCCGCCTTCTTAATAGTGTCAGGTGGTACATTATCTACAATCCACTGGAACAGCTGTTTTTGCATCTCAATGTCTTTATTAATAGGTTTGCCTCGTTTCTTCATTGTAAGGTATTTGAAGTCCTTAATAACAGTTTTGCTATTAGGGAAGAATATTGTGTTTTCACGATTGTTTAATAGTACATGAATTGCACCATTGATTGCTAATTTCTTACCTGTCCCCCTAATAAGGCTGAACATAGTATTAGCTGCACCTTTATGTGTTTGTAGTAGAATGTCAGAAGGAACGACTCGATCTCGTTCTGCATTGTTTTTTACAGCTACTTTATAGCTTGTTAGTACCCACAACATGTGAATATTTGCAGGATTATAACCAGCATTAAGAAGATCTGGTAACAATTTAGCTACACTCTTTACGTCTTTTGCTGTGATATCAAATAAGATGTTAGGAAGAGTTTCCTTATTACCCATTGAAGACAACATGTGTTGCATTGTCTTGTCTTTGATCTTTTTAGAATCTACAAACTGATGTAATTTAAATACATCATCTGGTTTTCTTAAATCTAGTCCACGGATCTCAGGATATTTCTTCTTTAGTTTAGCAATCTTTAAGAATGCAGACTTCCATGCATCAACATCTCGTGTCTTGAATATTTCACCTTGCATGAAGTTAGAAGCAGCAAACCCCTTACCAGAGCCTGCGCCACCTGCTAGAAATACGATTTGACCGTACCTAGCTCCGTTTGAAAACATGATAAGTTTCTCTGTGAGAAACGATTTAAATGGTAACATTAAAAAACTCCTAGATGTTTATTAGTATTATTTATAAGTTTTCTAATATGTCATCTAGGTCATTTATGTTACTCCACTTCTTTAATTTACGTAATTTGACGGGGACACGTTTTAATATCTTGTCCCCGTCAATAACTTCTTGATGGCCAAGAATAGTTATCATTGCAAGGACATCACCAATCTCATCTTGAAGCTGCTTGACGCTTTTAGGATCATCCCCAAATCGTAGAATCTTAGCAACTGCTTGTTGAACTTCAGCACATTCTTCTGCAAGAATTACAAGAGTCTCATCCATTTTTGCTTCCAATGACAAAGTCGTCATGCTTAAAAGCATCATCTAATACGTGTTTTAATAGGTCTCCTACCACCATATTAAACTCTCTCTTTCCATGAGGATCTTCATCAAGATAATCAACAACATCATAATCAAAATCAATTGATTCAGTAGTCTCGTTTAGTTTAATAGAATCGTATTTAAATACAACTCCATGATACTTACCACCCTCTAATCTAATATACCAGTGATCTTGATCCCATTGTCTTTCTACGAAAGACCAACTATCGTATGCGTTTTCTTTCTTCATAATAATCCAATGCCATTGCTGCTATGAGAAACGGACTCCATAATAATAAAAACATTAATGATACAACCCCTGCAAGAAATGCAAAGATCATTACCATTATTAGACCTAACCAATCCTTTGCATCATCAATTATTTGCATCGTTTTGAATTTGGATGACGTTTGCATCTAAATGTCCCGTGACTCAAGGTTTTCTTTGCCAAACGGTTTCCGTTTGGATCCTTCTTTGCAACTACGCCAGGTACTGCTGTTTTACTCATTTTAATACTCCCATTCTAAATACGCTTCTAACATTCTTATACTTTTGTCTAACATCTTCTTTAGACTTAGCAAGAACTACTTTACCCTTTCCATCATGAAATATGACTGCAAATTGCTTTAACATTACATTCCATGACCATTATACCCTCGCTTATTCGACTCTTTTAAACAAGTGGTGATTTGTGATTGTAATGTTTTTAACACATTTTCAACTTCTATACGTTTCTTAATCTCTGCTTCATAAAGAGCCTCGTAATCTGTTATATCTCTATTGAATGGATTCTTCAACCAATTTACCAGTCTATTATACATACTTTACTCCATAATGTCAAGCATAAGTGGGAAAATTTCTGCAATTACTTTTGCGCATTGTCTAGCCACCTCAATATGCTCCTTTTGTGTGCCATTAGCACTCCTCAATTCAATGTAATGAACCCAAGAACGAAGTGTTCCGTTCATATACATTCTACTCATGATATTACCTTCTGGAAGTACAGCTCTTGCTTGCTCCTTTGCAATATCATTTGCAATTGCCCAATTGTAAGCATCAAGCGACTTCTTAATAACTTCTTCCTGCTTAGTTCTCCACATAGCAGATAATGCTGTATCACTAGTATCAATGGAGTTTTGGCGATTCTTTGTATCTTGAAGTCTAGCCTCTCTTAACATGAATGACATATCCTTCGTAGGATCTGCATATCGTTGAGAAAACTCTTGGAATGAAAACGATCTATGTCTCAAGATCTGTCTACCGATATCACGAGTAGTTTCTACTTCAAGACAAGCGGATACTGTCTCAAGAGGACTCCAATGTTTATGTTTAATAAGATACTTAATTAGCTTATCACTTGTTTCTTTATTAAATTGATTGGATGGGTTAGATACTCTAGCACAAAATGCAATTAGATCTTGTACATCGTTTAAACCCTCCCTAGCAAATTCAGGACTTGGCATGCTATATGATACCATTCTAACCTTAGTCATTGAATTGTTATGATCAGGAACCTTTGTTGGTTCAACTGATTTAATATTATTTGTTCTTTCTACCATTATACTTCAAACTCCGCAAACTTATCTGTTGTTGATTGTGATGATGAATCTTGTACCAGTCCTTGTTGAGCTGAATCATCTACATCATATAATCTCATCTTTGCCCTATCAATTCCTACTACAAACCGTTTTGTCTTACCTGTTGGATCATTATATCTGTTCTTCAATTGCTTAATCATTATCTGATTTCGGTTCTCTAACTCCTCTGTGGAGATTAAGGCGAACATTAGATCTGCTGTTGCAGGTAGACCAAATGATTCAGATGTGTCTTCAAGTCCAATGTCTGATGAAGAAAATCCTCCTCTCGTTACCTGTGTAGCTGTTACTACTGGAAGATTGTTCTCTACAGCTAGTCCCCTTAACTCTTCTGCAATTGCTTTCACATATGTATATGAGTTAATAGATCCGCCCATTGCTTTCATACGAGATGATGCACATATATTAAGATAGTCGATGCAGATTAAATCAGGTACAAAGTTCTTCTTTAACTTCAACTCGTTTAGAAGAGCTCTGAAATGACTTACATTAGCAGCTCCTGTTGGATACTCCTTAACAATCAACTTACCAGCTCCTTTATCAGCAATTCGTTTAACCTTTTGATCAAACATATCCTTTGATAAATTAGTCAACTGATCAATAGGCACATTCATTAAATTAGCATCAATACGTTCAGCAATTCTCTCTTCACTCATTTCCATTGTTATATATAACACGTTTTTCATTTGAGTGAGAGCACCTGCCGCGACATGACACATGAATAATGACTTACCAACACCTGTACCTGCAAGGGCAACATTAAGAGATTTATTAACCAAGCCTCCCTTAGTAATAGTATTAAACATATCTAAATCAAATGGAAGATGCTCTTCATCTCTATGATAGAAGTTATATCGTTCATCTGAATTATCAATGTAGTCATGACCAACATTAGTATCAAAGTTGACAGATAACGCACCAGCAAGAAGATCAGGAAGGGCATTCTTTGTTAAGTCTTTATGCTTTCCTTCAATTATGTTAATTGAATCCATAATAGCAAGATAGATTGATCTATCCTGACACCACTTCTCTGTTTGTTCAACTAACCAATCTTGATTAGTATCTTCTACTACTGTAGAAATATCATTAGCAATAGAGAATACTTCTGCTACACTATCAGCTGGAATATCAGAACTCTTTTGAAGTTCGATATTAAGAGACTCGCTGTTTGGTAGCTTACCGTATTTACTGACAAACTGAACCACCTCATTGAATACAATCTTATAAGATCCTTCAAAGTAAGTTGGTTTCAGATGGGGAATTACACGTCTTGTGAACTCCTCATTCTGAACCAGGTTTCGTAATATTAGAGTCTCTAAATTCACTATTTAATCATCTCCGCATGTCCAATTTCATATTGTTTCTTTAAGAAGTCTTTGAAATCTGTATTTGCAAACACAGGTTCCCAAAACTCTTTAGATAGTGTATCTTTCTGACGAACCTTATTACCAATAAGTTCTCCAGTTTCAGTGTCAACAATCTGATACCAACCATTAGATGGTTTGGCAACATAGTTGCCTTCAAGTGCTACATCTAATAGACCTGAGTACTGTTGAATACCACCATCCCAAGATACAGAAATAGGAATGCGACTCTTTTCTTTAACGAACCGAGATTTCTCCACGTTAATTACGAAGTGATAACCTTTAATCTCTTGACCTTGTTTGTCTTGTTGACGACCAAGAATCCAGATATTATCAGCTGAATAGTAAATTCCTGTGCCGCCTGACACTACAGCTTTAGGGAATAGTCCAATCTCTTGATATGTATGATTAATAGCAAGAAGTGGAATGTCTCTCATTGTTAGATATGGTGTTACCATTCTAAACAATCCTTTTAGAGCTTTAGCACGAGACATATCAGCTACACTCTTTTCATTCTTAGCATCTTCTAATTCTTTCTTAGATGCAAGGTTACCAATAGAGTCAATCATGATGATTACCTTATCATCTCTTTCAATATTCTCTAATTGATTAACCAAATCAAATTTCAACTCTTCTACGTTAGTAATAGGAGTATGAAGAACACGAGCTGGATCAATGCCAAAGCTCGTAAAGTATTGTTGCGGGGATCCAAATTCAGAATCATAAAATAGAATGATAGCATCTGAATACTTCTCAAGATATGCTGCTGCCATAAGTAATCCAAATGAAGTCTTAAAATGCTTCGATGGACCAGCAAGTACAGTTAATCCAGATGTTAAGCCTCCGTCAGGATCACCTGAAAGTGCAACATTAATCATCGGCACCTTAGTTGGCACCATATCCTTTTGTGAGAAGAGACTAGAATCTTCTAATACTTGAGTATCCTTAATCTTAGAATTCTTCTTCAGTTTATCCATTATTGAAGCCATATTTACTTCTCCTTTATGTAATACACTATATTATACACGTTTTATGTGGTAAAGTCAACGTTTTCATAAGCAAATTGTATTGCGCCTTCTGCTTCTCTTTGAAGAGGTCTATTCTTATACCATCCACCAGTTTCATTATCAATTTGAGTGCACATCTCTGCAATCTCTTGTGAGTTGATTGGATATTTCTTTCTGATTGCATTTATAGCAATAGAAACCATTATCTGATACATCTTACGATACCAACCAGTTTCAGATATGGTCTTGTATTCACTAACTAATCTCTTATTTACAAATGGGCAGTTATGATAACTAGTCCAACTGATAGAGTTATTAATCATCTGTTCTTTCCTATGAGACACCACTTGTTGACGCACTGATTCTGGTAGGCCATCTAAGAACGAATTACCTGTAGTCTTCTCTATATATTCAACTTTGTCCATAATCACATATGGATCCATAATAGATCCTTGATTAGTGAATATGAAGTTGTTAGCCCCCTTATATTTCCCAGGAACAAAGTACATTCGTGATAAGTCCTTTGTTTGAGGATCACCTATATCATCCAGTTCTTTGTTTAGAGCAAACCAGAAGTGCTTGATTTTATTGGCTTTTACATTAGCATTTAACGGAAATACCAATCTAAACTTAGGGTGTTCAATAGTTGATGATGCAGTAGAATAACAGATATATGTATAACGACCATACTTTGAATTCAACTCTTTTTCGAGATCTCCTTCAAATAAGTGATCATCAACATCTACAGCAGCCCAACCAGCCCAATTGACTACTGCTTTATTAGCTCTAGTCATTCCAGCAAGGAATGTAGCAGGACTAATTAACGAAGCATCTTTCTTCGAGTCGTACTTAACTTCTGATAACTTATATAGAAACTGTTCGAACGATTCAACATCGTCAAACTCCATTGTCTTATCTGTCTTATTGTCATATAGATTTTTAAATGCTGTTAACTTAACCAAAGAAGTCCTCCAATGTGACCTCCTCTTCAATAGACCAACCAATAGCTGCTAAGATTGGTTCGATTGGACTGAGGAATGTCTTCTTAAATTGCTTGTCATAATCAATGAACGAATCAGCTTTAAATTCCTGAGGGAGATACTCAGGGAACGATATAACATTCTCTTTAAGAGGATTAGGCATCCTCATGTAAGTAAACTTAACTTTCTCACCACTCTGAATCATAGTATGCTTCTTCTCAAGACCTCGATTACGAATTGCATCATTATAAACTAGTGCACCTCTCACGTGGATAGGTGTTGCCTTAGTATACACCAAATTAGGATCATCGGCAACCCATTTATCAAGTTCACTCACACCTCTAGGAAATGCTACATCATGAGCAGGAAGAGTGAAGAAGTGTTTCTTAAATGCAGCAATAGCATCTTGAGTGTTCTTCTCTGATCCAGATATAATAACCTTAAAGATGTCTTTTAGAGCTTGTCTGCAAGCGGCAGGAGTAGAAGATTTAACTGCTTCTAATCCCATAATCTTCAATTTAGGTTTAGCGTATTGAACCCCCTCATTATTATGTACATTAAGAATATACCGTTTCTTGGCTGTCCAGATACCACGATCAGCAATGGCTTCTCGCTTCATTACCATCTTTTCACTAATGCCACCAAGAGTATCGAACAGATTATGATATGCTTGTTCGAGTACTGGTTCTAACTTGTCGTTACAAACAGTGTCTAAGAAACTAACAGGATTCTTAGGATTGACTGCTTGAACAAGTGGATCCATATTAACATAAACAGAGTCCGTATCAATAGCAATGATATAATCAACATCCTTCGTACTTAGAATATTATTCATATAACTATTCAGAGCTTTCTCAGCCCATCTAATAGTAGCTTGACCAGACGTTGTAATAGCTTCTGCAACATCCTGATTGAAGTATCTAAACCATTGGTTACCCATCGCACCGTATAATGAGTTCATAAGAATCTTAATAGCCATCTGCTTGTTCTCAGCAATGGTAATCTTTTTCTCCCATTCATAGATAACTTGCTTATCATTCTTATTAGCATTCTCAATCTGTTGTTTTGAATTCAACATGTCCTTCTTAACAACAACTCGTTCATTATATAGATCTTCAATGATACGAGGAATCGTTCCTAACTTATCATTCTTGAATCGAAGACCATTAGCTGCCATTCCAGTACTTGGATCATCATTCTTGATATGACCAGCAACAATACTATCAATATTAACACCTGGCTCCTTTCTAACAATTGTTTCAGGACTCATATTATATTGACAAATGATATTAGGATATAGTGAGTTTAAGTCAAACGAACAAACCCAATTATGTAATCCTACTTGAGGTGCTTTTACATATCCACCAGGATAATCTCCTTTCTTTGAATCAAGATTTGGTGGTACAGCAATGAAACGAGATGATAAATCTCTATATAGAATTGAATCCCATACTCCTACAGTACCTAGTGAATCAGCATAATTAACACCTGCTTTATAAGCAACAACCATTGTCAGAGTAATAAGACCCATCTTATCCTCTAATCTTTCAATTAACTCAACGTCCTTAATGTTGTAGTCAATGAACTTCTGATAGTCTTCTTTGTATAGGGTGTATAGATTAGAGTGTTCTTCATACGATAGCTTTCGTTCCCCAAGAACAGTATGAGCAATATGGTCTAGTTTATAAGACTCTTGTTGTCCATATGAATAACCAAACTTCTTAAATAGATCAAGATAGTCGAGAATTGATACACCGTAGATGTCCCACCAGTGATGTTCATTATTCATTATCCTGGTTTTACGAGGATGATTATAGTTCCAAGGACTTAATCGTCTAGCCACTTTCTCACCACATACTTTCGTGATACGATTAACAAGATAAGTCATATCGAAGAACTTCACATTCCAACCTGTCACCACATCAGGATAATTCAAAGCCCATCGTTCAACAAAACACATTAAGAGATGGTATTCGTCTTTACACTTACGATACACTACCTCATTATCTTGCATGATAGACTTATCAACATCATAATCATTTAGACCATACACATAGTACTTGTCCTCTTGATTATTCTTCATTGCAATAGAAATTACTTCAAACTTTGCTTCATCAGGCTTAGGGAACCCTTCATCAGATTGTACCTCAATATCAATTGAAGTTACATTGATCTGACCACGATTGAATTTGATCTCATCCGGGAATTCATCTGTAATGAATTGTGTGAGGAAGTTACTCATACCATGAAGGGCAGAGTTTGCTGTGCTGTTGGATTGCCTAATACTCTTTTGAGCATCAGCCATATTATCATACCGGATAGGTGTGACAAAACGTCCATCTAGTGATTTCCAACCAGAAGATGGATCTTCTGATGGATAGAACATCGTAGGAGAAAACGGAACCTTTCTCATGAAAGGTTGTCCGTCTTCATATCCTCGATAGAGAATGTTGTTACCTCGACGGTAAACAGTCGTATAGAATTTAGCAGTCATGTAAGCATTATATAATAATTCAAGTCAAAAGTCAACGTTAAGTAATGATTTTTTTATCGGGAATGTCGATTGCTCCTGTCATTTCATTATGCTTCAATACCAGTTCTCTATTGGGCTCTACAACCCACATGATATTGTCTGTCTTAATTGGTAAAGTATCGAATACCGCATAACCCATATATCTCATGAATTGAAGATTGCCTTCTTGAGTTGGTAGGATTACAAATGGATCTTTGATTACTAGCTGCTTACCATTGTTTGATTCAATAGTACATAATAGCTCTTCGCCAGTGATTAGTCTTACAATTTGAGGTGTACTCATTTATTTCTCCATAATATGTAGGATGTACAGTACATTATATACTGTACATCCTATTTAGTTTAACCTAGTAGCAGTTGTCTAGCCTTCTTGCTAAACTCTCCTAGATTAATGGTTTGTGGTTTATCCTCTTCAGGGATTTCATTTTCAAGACCGATCAATAGAAGACCATCCACAATATCAGCACCAACAACTTTGATTGTTTCGGCTAGTGTGAATGAGCGTTTAAATGGACGATTCGAAATGCCCTTGTGGATAAAATCTTCATCTCGATCAGACATGTCCTTCTTACCTTCAACAGTAAGAATGCCCTTTTCAAGAGTCATATCAATATCATCTGACTTGAAACCAGCTACTGCAATTTCAATTAGATAATGGTTATCATCTTTCTTTACCACGTTATATGGTGGGTAAGATTGATTAGAAGCATTATTTGGCCCATTAAGAGCGTCAAATAAAGTGTCGAAACCTAAGAACAGGTCTCTTGGGAACGCATTGTGAGCGTGTGTCATAGTATTCTCCTTATATTAAGCGAGTTTTAATTATAGTGTATCTCTTGATACACTTCCGTCATAGGACCCGAAGCATCCTATACATTTATTTATACGATTGAATGTTCTCCCTGAAACATTTCTATCAAAGTGTTTCTCAGATCTTCAATCGTACCATTATTGTCTACTATAATACCTTTATCTGAACCAGACTCAGTATGATGATCAATAGTAGATTCAACATCATTTCTCTGAATATTCAACAGAAGGATGTTTTCCTTCTTTACCCAATCAAATTCAATTGGATAACGAATATCAGATACGATAACATGCTTTTCATAATTAAGAATCTCGTCGATCTTCTTAATGTTCATACGAAGTGAATAGTCATCTCCGTGTTCAAAGAACAATCTGTCCCACCAACCCACAAGAAGGTCTCGAGGAGTCCTTCCTTCAGCTGCATAGATACTATCCTTCAATTCCCTATCATGGAAGTAATATACTGGGATTCTAAAATGTCGTGAAGCCATATCCTTTGGCAAGTCAGCTAAAGCAACGACGAAACCATCAACAATCTCTGCAATGATTTCAGCCGCTGTATCCTTACCAGACCCTGCAAGACCAGTAAGAGCTATAATCATACGTACTTCTTATCATGATCCTTTGTAAGACCATAATCTCCATCGTATGAATGAAGCGCTTCAGCAGCAAATGATAGATACTGACCAATGCGAGTACCCTTCTTAATCTTCATCGAACCACATCCAACATGCATGCAACCAGCCATCATTCCATGATAACCTGAATCATAAAGTCCTGAAGTAAGAAATACTCCGTTACGATTTAGAGTCGAACGAGTGATAACCCATCCAGCTTCATTATCACCAACCTTAATAACATTCTCCATTACAACTTCATAGTCGCCTCGACCTAGATGCCAGTATCCATCAGCATCTGGAGCAACCTCTGTTGATTCACGATGGATCTTTTCTTCTTCTGTGATAGTGAACATCCTGCTCTCAATACGAAGGATTTTATCTACTCGTAAGTCAATCGCGTTTGGCTGTGAATCCCCCTCTTGAACATTTGTAATCGTTGATCTAGAATTTGGGCCTAATATATGTTTCATACAAGTTTCTCATTAATAAAGTTAATATTATATTCAACATCATCAATCTTATCAGATGCACTAATGTTGAATGCTACTTCAGATTCGATCTTACCATCAATCAATCCAGTAGGACTGTTATCGAATCTTACACTATTCATTCCTGCCCATACAGCAGCAGATGTATCCCAACTATTAATATAATAGTGGAAATCATTTACGAGATCAATCTCGTTTGGACCATCAACCATTCCTAAGAAGTGAAGTCGATTTTTTGACAGGCCGTTTTCCAATGGTAATAGATGCCGTTGTTCCAACTCATTCATAATCTTCCATCGAGATAAGAATCGTTGAAGTTTATTGTCCTTTTCAACGCCATATGCATTAGGAACACCAAGAATAGATACTCCGATTAAGTCAATCCAGTCTTGCTCAAGTCCCCAAGCAAATGTCTCAATATAGTCATCAAGATCACCAACCTTAGATTGTGGAACAAAGAATGTTTTATACCCAGCTTCTTTAAAGATAGGACCAAGCTCTTTAGCAGCATCAATAGTCTTTTGTCCTGGTTCTCCAGGATAATCAGACATAACAATGTAGTCTGCTTTCATTTGAGCAGCCATGTCTAGTAGTTTATCTGATGGGTACATAGGACGACCCTGCTTATACATTTCAAATGCAGAGTTGTCTAAAATGATATCCTTTCCGTCTTGGAAAGGAGCACAATATGACGCACCTTGCTCTTCTACAAGGTGCGCTAGTGTTAGGTGGATGCTGCTCTTACTAGCAGCATATTGATCAAACGCTTTTGGCGCAATATGACAAAACTTTGGTTTCATTCACTTCTCCATAATATAAAAATTGTTAATTAATTAGCCATCCATAGCCATAGTGACCATATCATCCCAGTGATTCTTAGTAGCTGTGGAACCAAACTTCTTAGTGAATTCCTTCTTCATCTTGTCGTGTCTCATAGATGTGTTTTCCATCTTATCTAGTATCCACGCAAACATCTCAGCTTCCTTATCCTTCTTACCTTCTCTTACTTCTTTAAATGTTTTCATTTTATAGTTCCTTATACTTACATTTAACCTGTTTACATGCTTTCTGAAATGCTTTCCACAACTTATTAGGTACAATCATTGTGTCCCCTTCATGTTCTAAATCATCAGCTGCATCACCCATAGCATCATGAACTTTGCCCATGTCCTTTGGATCTACATCAACATAATGATCTCTACCTTCTCTAATATCTTTAATACTTTTCACCTTTATACTCCGTGTATGAACCGTTTTCATTATCCTCAGAAACACTAATTGTAATGTCTCTACCTGAATATTTATATAAAATTGCTTCTGCAATATCGTCTGATATCATCTCACAACTCTTATAATCTAACACAAGAGCTCCAACATCATACAACCCCTCAAGCCACCTTTTAAATTGAATGAATTCAATGTCGCGATCATCATGAGTTACTTCAAT